GGGAAAGTAACCAAAGACCCAGGCCAGATGACAGACGAGGAATACGCTAAATGGCGTAAAACGGGCAGAGCTTAACTTAAACAAAGGATATTAGATCATGGCGAATACATTGAAGTTCATTGATATGGTTGCGCGAGAAGCCCTCGCCGTAGCCCACGAAAAGGCCCAGTTCATCGGCACAGTTGATCGTCAGTATGACGACTCGTTCGGTAAAACTGGCGCAAAGATCGGTTCTACTCTGCGCGTCCGCAATCCAAATAAATACACAGTCCGTTCTGGCACTCGTGTAATGGATGTCCAGGATCAAAACGAGAGCACACAAAACATTACCCTCGCTACTCAGACTGGCGTGGATATGCGCTTCAACTCTGCCGAACTTACTCTTGATACCGACAATCCGAATGAAGTAGCAGCTTTCACCAATCGTTACATCGAGCCAGCGGCTTCGGTTCTGGTGTCTAAGCTGGATTCTGACTTCCTGGCGATGGCGACTAAGGCTACTTATAACGTAGCCGGTACTGCTGGTACTGCGATTAACTCTCTGGTAGCTCCTGGCGCTGCTCGTGCCAAGATCAACCAAGGACTTGCTCCTAAAGGCGATCGATTTGTGCAGATGGACTCTGTAACTATGGGCGGATTGGTAAACGGTGTGGCTGCTTACTTCAACCCATCCGGCGCAATCGAGAAGCAATACCGTGAAGGTCTGGTAGCACGCACCTCGATGGCTGACTACTACGAGAACGAGCGTATCTGGACTCTGACAAACGGCTCTGACGTAACTGGCGACACTGATGCTGCTGCTCTGGTAACTGACGGCGGTACTACTGTTGATATGCATACCTTGATCCCTGTGGCTAACCAAGCAGTAGGTGAGGTGTTCACTATCGCTGGTGTGTATGCCTGCCACCCTGAGACTAAGGCCGCTTATGCTCACCTGCAACAGTTCACCATCACTGCGATCGGTGCGACAACCACTACTATTAGCCCGGCCACTTACCTTACTGGCGCGAATAAGAATGTTTGCTCGTCTACTGGTGCAGATTTGGCAACAACTGACTTCAACGCAAAAGCCGTTACTTTCGTAGGCCTGGCATCTACCAGCTATGCGCAAAGTCTGATGTACCACAAGGATGCTTTCCAGTTCGTAACTGCTGATCTGCCGCTGATGGACGACGCCCACAAGTGCACTCGACGCACTCAAGATGGCCTGAGTATGCGTGTCTGGATGGCTTCTGACATCCGCAACGATGAGTTGCTGATTCGTCTGGACGTTCTGTCTGGTAGTGCTGCGCTGCGCCCTGAGTGGGCTTGCCGAATGATCGGTTCTGCTAATGCCTAATTGATTGGGGGATTCGTCTCCCTTTCTTGAAAACTTTTGAAAGGAAATAATCATGGCTGCTCAAGACTACGAACAACTTAGCTACAACTCTCCTACTGGTTCTATGTGGGGTCAATCCACTACAGAGAAGATTGGCTTTTACGGCTCTACTCCGGTTGCAAAGACCGCTGTTGCCGCAACTGCTGTGACTGCTGTTGGTACTACCACAATCTCCCAAGTTGCCACCAGTGGCAAATGGGCGTTTGCAACATCTACCGCTGCAACTGCTCTGGTAACTCGTGTACGACAACTGCAAGTGGACGTGGAAGGGCTGATTACTCAGCTCAACACTATCGGAATCGTCTGATGGCACGGACGTATCTAACTAAGTCCCCCTTCGGGGGGGCTGTTCACTTATTCATCGCCACCTCTGCTTATCAATTTCACCCGAATTACACTCATTCTCTTGCTGCTGCAGTTGCTGTATTGGCGAAAGAAGGCATTGCAGTTGATTTGTGCCATATCGCCGAACACTGCCATGTAGATGATGCTCGTAATGCAATGGTGCGCGAATTCCTCATGTCTGACGCTACGCATCTTGTATTCATCGACAATGATGTTGGGTTCTACCCTGACTCTCTTGTGAAACTTGCAAGGCATGAAAAAGACATGGTTGCAGGTGTATACCCTCTAAAGGAAGAAGAGGAGGGCTATCCTATCCGAGTTGGTAGTGGGGTAGATTTGCAGGCAGACGAGAATGGGCTGGTTGAGGTTGAAGGGCTCCCTACAGGGTTCTTGAAAATCTCTCGCTCTTGCCTTGAAAAGATGGTCGCTGAATATGGCGATAGGAAGTTTTATGGTCGAGGTCAATCGCATCAAGATATTCCGCATGTAATCTTGTTCGAGCGAACCTACCAGAATGGCGTTAGATATTCTGGAGACTACGCATTCTGTGAAAAATGGAAAGCAATAGGCGGGAAGATGTACGTTGACCCGGAGATGTACTTCACCCACTCTGGAACGCACGAATGGTCTGGTACTCTTGGGGAGTATTGGAGAAAGTCATACGGCGTTAATGCCATGAAGTTTGATTCCGCGATCAGCCAAATGAAACAAGGTAGATTCAACGCTGAAATTGCAATGAATCTCATTAAAGGATGGGATAACCCATATCACGCCGATATGAATACCCTGGTTTCATGTTGGCAACTTGCAAAGAAATCACCCAGTATCATTGAAACAGGCTCAGGTCTTTCAACGATAGTGATGGCGCTTGCAAATCCAGAATGTAAAATTATTTCTCTTGATTCTGGAGTTTTTTACGCACAGCAAACGCAAAGCGTTCTAGACAAGTATGAAATAGGAAATGTGACTGTCAAATACGTCCCGCTGGTCGATGGATGGTACGACTACAAGAACGAATCCTCTGTTGACCTTATCGTGCTTGACGGGCCGAATAGGAAACTAGGTAATCGCAACAAGGCTTTTGAACGTCTTAATATCGGTGACGCAACTGTGTTGATTGATGATGCAGATGACGAATCACTCCTGAACGGGTTCAAGGAGTGGGCTGAATCTGTAGGCCGTAATGTTGTTACGGTTGGGATAAAAGAAAAGACCACGGCGATCTCGTTGCCAAAGGAGAAAACATGCTGATGCGACACGAACTCCACGGATGGCATCAAGCAACAGGCGCAGAAGTAGGCCATATGAAAGAAAACGGATGGAAAGAATCATCCCTTGAGGAACACGCCCAAGAAGTTGCAAAAAAGCTCGCCAAGCGTGATAATACGCCTCAGTCAATCGACGAATCCGAAGGGAATCCCGCCCTACCTTCTGGCGAACCTCCTGTAAAACGCAGGGGAAGGCCAAAAGGTGTCTAAATGGCAACAGGTCAAACACTCGCAGATAGAGCTGGTCGATTACTAGGTGTAATCGAGTCGGGTTCATCCCTAACAGCAGCAGAATCTGCCGACGCACTAATCGCGATCAACGCCATGCTTGATAGCTGGCGGAATGATCGTTTGATGTGCTATGCACTCCAAGACGAAACGCTTACCCTAGTCGCTACAGATTCTAGCTATACAATCGGTTCAGGCGGACAATTAAATACTACTCGACCAGTCTCGATTGAGGGCTGTTTCTGCCGTGCTGGATCGGTAGATTATCCAGTTCGTATTATTTCGTTTGAAGAGTGGAACAGTATCGTTGACAAAACAGCGACAAGTGACATTCCAGAGTGTGTGTACTATGAGCCTACAATGGCAACGGGGACGCTTCAAGTCTGGCCCGTTCCTACGACTGGCAACGTACTACACCTAACCACACGAGTCCCTCTGACGGCTCTCGTCCTTGGAACTACCGTAAGCCTTCCGCCAGGCTGGGAAGATGCCATAGCCTCAAATGGCGCTATCGCAATGGCTCCAGAATTCCAAGTTGAACCCAGTAACTCAGTCATAAAAATGGCGAACGATTCATTGAAAGGGATCAAATGGGTTAATTCTCGCCCTATCCGAGCAAATACTGAAATGGCGATGATGTTTGGTGTTCAACGGTCTAATATCATTACTGATACCCCATGAGATTACCTTTAGCTACTGACCTTTCATCTCGTGACGGCTCCGTAGATCAGGACGCCAAAACCCTCAATTGTTTCATTGAAGGCGGAGAAGAATCGGTAGTGATTAAACGCCCCGCTGTGAACTCTGTTCTTGCTACGGCTTCAGGTCAGGCACAAGGATCAATATATAACGTGAACTCCCTAGTGTATGTGATTAATGGGGACATCATGAAGAGTTACAACTCCTCATTCGTTCTACAGGCTACGATTACCCTATGACAAGGCTACCCATCGCGACCGATCTAAAAACCCGCACTGGCGTACCAGCCGGGAAAGATGCGCGCCTAAACAATGCCTATGTAGAGACTAAGGGAGAACAAAGCGTAGTCAGACGTAGACCGTCTGCCCAAGGTGGAATCGCAGTAGGAACCGGAACAGCCCAAGGTGGTATTGGATTAACGATTAACGGCACTCCTACGTTTATAGGGTTTTGGGGTGATGTGTTGCAGACTTATACGGGATCAGGGACTAGTTGGCTAACTGGGTCGTTCTATCTGCAAGGCGATCATGTAACATCTGGGTTCCAAGACTTTTGGGCATCTGGAGACAATCAGGGCAATGACCCTACGACAAGCCCATCATATTGGAGCTCAACATATGTTCCGCCTGTCCCAAGATTTACCCAGACGGGAAGCACTAACACAGTATCTACAGGCGAATCTACAGTAACGGCTGGCGGATTTAATACCACAACCAGGATTTACACAACTAGAGATTCTGGTAACGTAATAATTGATTCTGGATCAGGAACGCAAGTAACTCCAGTTCTGGTGCAAGTAGGGTCAAATTATATATATTCAGATTACATAACCCCAGCAGCAGAGGCGGCATCTAATAACACATCTTTGCCGAATGTGTTTCTCTATACGCCGGGATATTCTTACTACAAAGGGAACGGGACAATAACTTATGTCGGCGGAGCAACCGTTTGGACAGGACAAGTTACTTACAGCCCATACTAAATTATGACAGTCACAGTAGCCAATCTACCATATAGCTTCTGCCCCACATCATCTGCGGCAGACTCCCTCGGGTTTATGTTCAAAAATGCATATGATGCGTGGTTCTACTCGAACTCTACCGCTACGGCGACTCAGATTACAGACGTAGACTATCCGGGGTATCACACATACTCGATCAGCTCATTAACAAGCGTTTCAACCACTGCTACCGCAACCACGAGTGTAACTCATGGGCTACAGGTAAACGATTCAATCACTATTTCAGGGGCCACCCCATCTGCCTATAACGGCACCTATACAATTCTGACTGTCGGGACGAATACTTTTACCTACACATTTGCTGGAGGAACCTCACCGGCTACCGGGACAATCTCCGGTGTAGGTGGTAGAACTACAGTACCGGGTATTGTTTGGCTGGACGCTACATTCTACGTTATGGATTCTAACGCGACCATTTACGGATCGGACTTGAACGATGCTCTGACATGGAACGCTTTGAACTTCATCACCGCCCAAGTTGAACCAGGAGCCGGGAAGTGTCTGGCTAAAACTCAAAACTACGTCATCGCTTTTAAAGAGTGGTCTACTGAGTTTTTCTATGATGCTGGTAATGCTACAGGCTCTCCGCTCTCGACCGTAGGAAACGGATTTAACCTCATTGGATGCGCTAACGGTGATTCGGTAGCTAACCTCGATGGGATGCTTTTCTGGGTATCACAAACCCGCCAAAAAGGTCGTGGCGTTCACATGATGGAAGGTTTGCAGGAACAGCAGATTTCCACTCCTGATGTTGAAAGAATCCTGAACTTATCCACTTTGGCGACAATTTACAGCTTTGGCGTGAAAATCGCCGGGCATACGTTCTATGTTCTGACTCTGGTTGACCAGAATATTACTTTAGTTTTCGATCTGGTATCTAAAACATGGTCACCATGGTCTAGCCTGACTCCTGGCGCCGCGGTGAATGTTTCCTCGATTACCCTGTCTAGTACCACAGCAACCGTTACTACATCGGCAGCTCACGGGTTGAGTGATGGCGATCCTGTTAATATCGCTGGAGCTAACCAAGCGGCTTATAACGGGATTAAAGTGGCAACCTATGTAGACTCTACACATTTCACCTTCGAGACTACCGCCGGAACAACTACCCCGGCAACTGGGACTATTACAGCTACTCCATATACTGAAACCTATTTCAAGTATACGAAATATATAAATGCTCTGAGTAAAGACCTCGTACAGCATGAGACGAACGGAACCCTCTGCGAGCTGGTAGAAAGCGCCTATCAAGACGTAGGAATTCCAGTAAACGTCCTTATTCGCACAGGTAAATTAGACGGAGGAAATACTACTTTTAAGCGCTTCCCAAGTGTAGAAATTATCGGGAATAAGGTATCTGGAACCGCTTATCTCAGATACTCGGATGATGACTACACCACTAACTCAACTTACCGTGCTGTAGACCTCAGTGCTAATCGGTCAATTGTGCGCAGATTAGGCAACGGACGGAGACGCAGTTTTGAGCTGAAATACCTTGGAGCTACGGCTTTACAAGTTGGTGCTCTTGATGTAGAAGTGGTATAATTTCATTAAATTACTGTCGAGATGACAGCAAGGAGTAAATCATGGCGATTAACTATAATGACCCCAATCCAGATTTTGGCGCTGGGTTTAGCTCTAAAATATTCGATCAGAGCTATGGCGGTGAAGGTGTATGGGGTGATAGCCGCCCATA